CTCTCTCTCTCTCTCTGCTAGTTTGTTTGTTAGGTTTAGATAACCTAGGGATAGACATAAGCGCGTTACCTGGCTTATGTCTACTGCCTAGACAATCTAATCTAGATAGGCCGGATGACGATGTTTTTCGCCTGGACCCTATTACCGGAGCATAAACCACATGCCTTGCATGTCGCATTGCTAGTGATTTCAGGGCATAGGATTTCATCAGGCTCCAGGTTCCCGGATGTTATGCGGTACGTTCGGAATCCTAGTTCGTTAGCCGCGTTTTTCTCGTCGATAGATTGCACGCTGGCCATGCTGAAATCTTTAACATCCGGGTCAATCCAATCAGTGGCCCATTGGTGAGTGTATGACGTGCCGCGGCCGCGGTTAAGTTCACGTCTGACCCACATCGGAACCATGGCCGGATCGCCCCATGTACCTTCCCGGAATTCCAAACCTGTAGATTCTAGAAAATCGCCAATAATTTCGGGATGTACTCTCGGTAATGTGGGAATGGAATCCCATAATGGGCCGATCCAACCTTTATTGACGTAGCAAGCATCAACGATGTTTCCCTGTAGCCTGGCTATCTTCGCTGCTATCGGCCGTAGTGGACAAGCTCCACAAACCGCGGCATCCTGGCCGTTGTCTACAGCGTCGACTGGCCGAGTATCTCGCGGCAAAATATATAATTGGGCCATATCATCGGTTTTGCCATTTTCCGAACCGTTTTTAAGGTTAGTGATAACAGCGACTATCGGCGCGCCGTTGATGGGAGATGGGCCTTCCCAAACTACGACAGTGGAATACTCGAATAGTTGGCCTAACTCGCGACGTGCCTGTCGTATGTTCGCACGATGCTGTTTAACATCGGTTGTGATCATGATGTGATTCTCTCGATCTAGTTTGCTAGTTGGCTAAGTTAGCCAGTGATGCACGCTAACAACTAGGCTAACGTGCAGACTTGGATAACTTAGTTATCAAGATCAGCATTATTGAAACCGGCTACTTGCGCTAGTGAATATAACGCTTTGTCTAACGTGCCACCATCCAGCCTTCCAAGCTCTCCATTCAATAACACACGTACCTGTTTTGCAATTTCTAACCATGCCGCGCCAAGGATGTAATCGTTTGCTAGTTTCGTGCCGTACCGCTCTTCGTGCGCTTCAATTGCATCTCCTAGATATTGGAATATCTTGACTGTCGGCGCTTCTATACTTGTCGGATTATCCATTGCATTAAAATGTCTAATTATCCAATCTGTCATTGTTTATACTCCTGGTTAGTTATTGACTACGAACGATAGTCAAAGGAAACACGTCAGCTAGTGATAACTGGCGTGCTTCTATCGATCATCGTTTCAATTGTGTGTTTATGCTCCTTTATCTTGGATGTCTTATGGCTGCATCTGTGGTGTTGGTTATGTATTGTTGCCCTTTTTGATTGTGGGCGATACCTACGCATCGAATACCTGTAGAGTAGCTGGCGGTAAATGGTAGCTGAGCGCCTGTTACCTATTGCGGTACTCTGACGCATCGTTGACTTGCTAAGTCTTCTTACCTGTTGAATATCGGTAAAAGGTGTGGCCGTTCTTACTTGCCGGTTGACATTAGAAGTGTCTTGACTACTTCATCCGGTTGGCTCAGTGCCTCGAATACCTAACACTGTATACACATCTTTTCAGTATTGCAACCCCCAATTTGAACTGGAGAAAAACTAATTTCAATCAATTTGTGATCACGTTTGGGCTAATAATTCGGATATCTCCGGCGCTGGCTGGCATTGTTGGCTGGCTACCAATGGATACCAGGGGCGACGCTGTTAATGCTGGCAGTTTGTAGGGTGACGCTACATTAACTTGCCTACCAGAATACGCAACCAGGCCAGTGCCCACTTGCTGGTTTGCTGGCTGTCTCTGGCTGGCTGGCTGGCTGTTATCTGGCCTTAATATGTAGGCTGGCTGGCGCTATTCAATAACGCGAATAGTCCAGGGATATATCTGGCTAACCTGATTACGTTATGAAGTAAATGATTATCAAGTAGCTGGTTAATAACTAACTGATTGTTTCGCGAATGGTTAATGAGTGGCCTTGCTGGCTTGCTGGCTTGCTGGCTGTGGCTGGCCTGGCTTGGCTGGCTTGGCTTGCTGTGGAAGGCGTGCGTGTTGGCTGGCTTGGCTTGCTGGCTTGGTTGTCTTGGTTGGCTGCTTGGGTGGCTGGTTGGCGTGTGAGCAGGCAGTTGGCTGGTGGCGAGTAACTGGTGTATGCGTGGTGTGTGTTTGGTAGGTGGCGGTATGTCTTGTGTTGGTTGGTTATGATTATGGTGGTGAACCCATAAATATCGCATACCAATTTTCTGTTTTCTGGAACCAGGCGACAGTGCTTATCCACAGTTGTCCACACGTTATCCACAGGGTAAATGTGTGTACAAAAGGTGACATTTTGGCAGTTAACATGTGGATATTTGTTGTTAACTGGGACTGTGTATCAATAAGGAGTTGGTTTACTTGCGACTTAGTATCAGGACGGCTGTTTGCTTGTTAAAGTCAGCCCAGGAGAGGATTGGTTAGCTGGTATTCTCGCTATACACACCTCTCGCTTTGGGGCTTCGGTGTGGATAGCTAATAAAGTTTACTGTTAGCAGTTTTCGCGAAGATGATAAGCGGCAACGTGGTTTGGTTAAATAACCCCCCTACCCCCCTTTAGCTGGTTTTGGCAGTTTTGTGTTGCATTACTCTTGCTGGGTGAGAGAGACTGCCTCTTCTGAGGCTTGTTCCGTCTGCTGCTGTGGTTGGATTGCTTTATGATCCCCAGCTATGTGACTGGCTTTTAGCGTATAACGCGTATGTGGCCCTTATTTCCCCGCTGGTTTCGTAAGGCAACCAGCCGCGTTATTGCATGTTATCCGAGGGCTGGGGTTTTGTGCAAGACCAGGGGGAGTTACCTCTAGCTGGTGAGGTTCCTCGACCCCCGGTCTTTAGAGCAGTGTATCGTGTATTATTTTTCTATGCAGACAAAAACCTGTGTTTTTTGCAAGATTGAAGAGATTTTCACGTTCCTGATTGACGGGGAAAACAACTACGTGTGCGTCCAGTGCTTGTTGAATATCGTAAATAGCGCTGTTTTGCACGACGAGGAAGACGCAAGGCATTGAATACCGCCGAAAAGAAGCACCTGTTTGCTACCAGGGACGAGGAAAACGCCTTTAAGCAGAAGGTGTTCGCAAGGGAATACGTCAATACCGGCAAGGTAAGGGCGTCTGCTGAAGCAGCAGGATACTCGACAGGGCCGTCAGCCGCTGCCATGGGAAGCAGGCTCCTTAAATACGAGTCTGTGCAGGCCGAAATCACGAGATTACACAACCTGCACCACGCAGAAGAGAAGATCGACAGGCTCTACGTGCTAAACGGACTCTATGAACTGGCAGAAAACGCTACAAGGGACAGCGACCGCATCAGGGCACTGGAATTACTGGGAAAAACTCTCAGGATGTTCGTGGATCACATCGAAACTACCGTTACACACGACATAGCCCAACTTGAAGAGTTCACCCTCGACCAGTTACGATCACTCAGGGAAATGCCACAAATCGAAGGCAAAGTAACCGTCGAAGAGATACTGCCAGCAGACGAGTCTTCAACATGACAACAACACCAGGCCCCACGAAAGTCACCATACAGGACATAGAACGGGCACTCGCAGCACGATCCTTCTTTGACTTCCTCGATTTCGTGAAACTGCTCGAACCACCCACCGCAACCACCAGGGGCGGCGTTATACCGTTCGAGAAATGGGACCATATAACGGGATTTGTCGAAATCCTCGAAAACGAAAGACTCATAAACGTCCTCAAGTCAAGGCAGCTTGGCTTCTCATGGGTACTCGCAACATTCGCACTCTGGACAGCAATGTACAGGGAAGGCGCAAACGTACTCGCGTTCTCACAGGGACAACTTGAGTCCGTCGGGTTTCTCAACAAGGCAAGAATCGTCTACGAAAACCTGCCGCCGCATCTAAAAATACCCATTGGCAGGGATAACGACACCACGATGGAGTTCCCGTCACGGATGTCAAAGATCACCGCACTGCCGTCCACTGAGAAAGCAGGACGTGGAGAAAATGCCACGCTTGTTATTCAGGACGAGGCAGACTTCCACGATAACCTGGAACTTAACTACGCTGCGATCAAGCCGACAATCGACGCAGGCGGGCAACTGATCCAGTGCTCCACTGTTAACAAGAAAAAAGCAGGGACGCTGTTCAAGGAGATACACCGGAGATCACCCGAAAACGGGTTCAAGGCAGTGTTCTACGGCTGGCAGTCACGGCCTGACCGTGACGAAAAGTGGTACGAAAGAGTACAGAGGGAAGCACCCGTTACCGACGGAATGTCGCCCGAACTCTACATGGAACAGGAACATCCGACCTCCGTGGAAGAGGCACTGCGACCGTCAAGGGTCATGGCTGCGTTCGATGTTGACGCCATTGAGTCGATGCACCTCGACACGAAAAAGCCGGTCGAAATACGCAATAACGTGATTAACGTGTACCAGAAGCCTGTTGTCGCGAAAAAATACGCAGCAGGCAGCGATACCTCGCACGGAGTCGGAGCCGATTATTCCGTTACTGCTATTATTGACGTCGAGACAGGATACGTTGTTGCCGACGTCTACTCGAACACGATGGCACCTGAGCATTTCGCAATGGAATCTGTCAACCTGCTCAACGATTACAACAACCCTGTCTGGGCCATCGAGGATAACGACTGGGGAGAACTGACCCTCAAGAAGGCGCAGGAACTCAAGTATCCAAGACTTTACGAACGAAGAAACCCCCAGGGAAAGCTGTCAGGCAAGATCGGGTGGAGGACAGATGGGCGAACTCGTACCGTTTTATGGGGCGAATTGATAGAGGCAGTCAGGGACAGGTTGGTTATAATCCCAAGCAAGGCGGGGCTTAACCAGTTCACGTCCGTCATCAGGAACCCTGACAAAGACGGTCGGATTGAAGGCATGGTCGGCACGCATGATGACTACCCGATGGCAGTAGGACTGGCATGGCAGATGCGTAAAGAAGCATACAACCAGTCTAAAAAAATCAAGGTTATTACACGAGAAGAACGCATACGGCGAATGGGAAATAGCAGGTAATGGCATCAAAGAGAGACCAGGTTGCAATAGAGCGTATCCTCAACAAGGTAGACCGCAAGGAACAGGTCTTCGAGAAACGTACCGCATTCATGGATTCTGACTACGAATGGGGCTGGAAGAATACCCCGTTCGTCCCAATGCCCACCGAGGGCATCACGATAAAAGATGCCGTTACCACCAACTTCGCGAAAGTCCTTGCACGCAAAGTGTCCAACGGAGTCGGATACGCAGAACGCATTATCCGAGTGCTTGACGATGCCGACAACGAAGAGTTCCGAGATAAGAACAACGCCTACGAAAGATGGTGTGTCGGCGTCCTCGAAATGGCAGACGAACGATTGCAGTCAGGCGGCATGAACTCCACAGTGCAGGGCGAAAGCGCATGGAACGCAGTCGTTCGTGGAGGATGGATCGGCACCCGTGCGGTACTTATTAAAGACGCACAGGGAGAGACAGTACCGGATATCGTGCCGGTTGACCCGCGAAACCTCGTTTACGAAAAAGGCCGTGGGGAACCGCTCTGGGCAGCGATCATAACCCAGCGTGCAAAACAGGATATCCGTGACGAATACCCGAAATTCAAGTTCGGGATAGAAAACAATGTCCAGCACCCCGAAGACGATGATGACGAACTCGCCCGTGTAGTGGACTATTACTGGACAGAAGACGGCAAACGCATGAACTGCGTCATTATCGACGGGCAGTACGCAAAGAAGCCGACCGACACCTTTGCCGTTAATTTCCCTATCGTGATTCGGCTGATCGGCAACAACCCCGGCGTAATGAACTACAGCCTGAAAGATACTATCGACGGCATTCGCGAAATCCCCGGCATAGAAGACGTCGGTGACAGCATCTTTGCTGCGCTCCGACACGTCATTCCGCAGGTAAACCGGCTTGCATCGTACCGAATGGCACTTACGGCAAGAGCCGTGCAGGGCACCCTGATTGTCAAGTCAAGGGACGGCACCAAGGAACTGGATCAGGACGCATTTGCCTCCGGTGCTGAACTCGGACTGTCCACGGATAACGACGAGGACATAGGGCTTCTCCCCATTTCGCAACTGACGTCAGATGCGGGACAGCTAGAAGGCGAGTTGAGGCTCGACGAGTCAAATGCCGGTCTGTCTGATCCTGCACTTGGAAGACTTACATCCCCTGTATCCGGTGCGGCACTTCAAATCCTGTCACAGGCAGATAACGAAGTAGTTGCCCCCTTCCTTAAAGCAGTGGAATCCATGCTTGCAGGTATTCTCGACAACCTTGGCAGACAGTACGAAACCGGACGCTACAAGGATATCGAGGTACGGGGCAAGACCCACACAGACCAGCCGTTCAACAAGGTTATCGCCCCCGACGATATCAAGGGACATAACCTGTTATCTGTAGAACTAAGGCAGACACAGCCACAGGACGATTTTGCGCTCTGGCAGGCCGCACAGGTCGCATCGCAGGTCGATCCAAGTACCGGCACAGCACTCGTGTCGAAGCAATATGCAGCCACTAAAATCGCTAAAGTTCAGGATTACGACCTTGAAAAACGGCGTATGTCAGGGGCTAGAATACGTGCGTCAAGCGCGAAATACGAGTTGCTTACACAGTGGCACGCAGCCCGTCTTTCGGGGGAACCTGAAGAGGTTATCCAGCTTCTTGAAATGGATATCCAGAGGGAAATCGAACGTGAGGCAATGGAAGAAGCGGCAATGCAATACCAGTTTGAACAGGCTGTTAATGCGAACCCGATGGCAGCAGCAGCCGGTATGAACGGGGCTGCTCAACCCGGCGGTGGGGCGGGTGTACAGGACATGGCAAATCCTGCTACAGTAAGTGCAGACCCGAGATTGCTGGCGCAGGCTGGCACAATGGGAGTCAGTGCTGCGCCCTCTCCTGATGCGGGATATAACACTACAGCGCCAAGGAACACTGCTGAAGCAGCAGGGTTAGAACCGAACATATAAAAGAGAGTACGTCATGCAAGTTTTTACCTTTTGGCTCAGATTCCCCGGACAACCAGAGAAGGGTGAACTTGTATTTGCAAGAGGTCAGGAGAGGGAAGGTCGCACAGCCGTTCGTGATGCTTTGCAACAAGCAGAGGAATTTGCACAGCAAAATGGGCGTCAGGCAGTAATTGCCAATATCGGTGAGCCTGTTACTGAAAATACTGCACGGGGTGCTGCTGGAGCGAAGATGCTTGCGCGGACGCCAGGTGGCGCACATAGTGTCAAGGTAGTCGGCACGATGAGTGGTCTTGGTTCTACCCTTATGACTGATTTTTTTGTTGGTCGGGATGTAGGTGGAGGGGCTGTTTCAGATACTGGTCAGGGAATGTTTTCAAGTCCTGAGGCCATGACTGGTTTGCCTCTACCTACTGCCGAAGAGGCACGCCCAGGTCCGCTTTCTTTACCTACAGAATCGCTTGCGCCAGACGAACTAGAGTTTCAGAGGGCGCAGTTTTACAGAGGGCTTGAGGATCGTGGTCTTCCCACTCGTGGTCTAACTGGACGGGCACTTGAAAGAGCCTATGATCCTACGTTTAACAGGTTTCTGTTCCAGAATATATTTGACCCAGCCACGGCAGAAAATTTTGATCCTGAAGTTACAGGAACCACGACTCAACCAGCATTTGCTTCGTTTGTTCAGAATCAACCACTTTACGGAAGCGCAGCAAGCGAGGCTGGAAGGCAGCAGTTTGCACAAGCCCTTGCGGCGTCCAGAGGGATAAGTCCCGGTGCAGGTCAGGACGTGGGAGGGTTTGAAGACCCTTATTTGGGACTCACTGCCGCACAGCAGGACGTACTAAATCCGCAAACCGCACAGCAGGCACAAACTTTGGAAAGCCTTGCACGGCAAGCGGCACGGTCACGACTTGGGGTTGGCGCCGAGTTATTCGGTGGCGGGAGAAACTGGTTCGATCAGTACGCTGGACAGGCGAAACCCAGCGCTTTATCTTTTGCCGAGTTTCTGAATAAGAGGATATTTGGCGGTCGATAGATGGTACAGCAATTCAACCCGCTAGGCATATTTGAAGAAGGTCGTGAAGGCCGTGACCTGATATTCCAGACATTTCTGGACAGGTTTCGTCAGCCTCGCCTCGTAACCGACTATAATCGCCCGTTCTTTACAAACATGGCAAGCCAAGCCCAGAACGAGTTTCTTGGAGCAACTGGTCGTGCAATCCAGCAAGGGCAAGATGCTCCAACTTTTACAGATTTTCTAAACAATGACTTCAATCTTGGCAGGCGTGCCAGACGTGCCCCTGTTTCTCAAATGGGAACAGGTATTTCCCGCTTCGCATCACCGGCTAGGTTCTTATTCAACCAGTAGGAGAACTGAATGACACAGCCTCCTTTTCCTGGGAACGACTTTTTTGACCAGATTGACAGCGTTGCCCGTAATCTAACAGGGAACGCATATCGTCTGAAGCGTGACGATCCCACCGCTCCGCAGAAGTTCACCGAGTTCATCGCTCAAAGCGAGCAAGAGTTCAATGCGACCCGACCAATTCCGCAAGTAGCGCAGCCTACACAGATAGCGCAGCCTACACGGGTTTTTCAAGATTTTGAGCAGGGTGGATTCAGGCAACCTCAGACAGCGCAGCCCACACAGTCTGTAGATGTCCAGCGTCCGGTTCCTCCGAGAAGTACAAATATCATAGGACAGACAATAGGGCGCGGTATCGGACCTGTTGCAAAACAAGTAGGTATAGGCATGGGTGCGTTTGGACGCGCACACCTTGAGATGCTTGAAGACCTTGCTCCTGTTTTTGATTTTGGTGGCGGGGTGGGAGCGATGGCACGACAAGTGCTACCTGTACGTGAGACTCCCTTTGACCGTGCATTTGCAGAAAAATTAGCCGCAGAACAGGCTGCTGCGACAAATCCGTTTGAGCGGGCAATATCTTCAATCCCTCGCGCTTTCAGGGAGTCTCTTCCCGCAGCCAGTGATATGACCATATTGGGAAGCCCCGCAGGAGCATCTAATCCAATTGAGGGGCTGGGGCGAATCCTTCAGGGTGAGCGTGATCCCGTGACAGGCGAGGGGCTTTGGGATCTTAATCGTGCTGAACTAGGTGCGGCTTTACTAGACCCACTGAACGTCCTTCCTGTGGTTGGTACTCCACAACTTGTCACTGCGCCTGCCCGTGCTGCTGTAAGCGGAACAAAGGCTGGTGCTGGTGCAGCCTTGCGAAAGGGAGAACAAGCCGCAGCAGCAATCGGTCGCACTGGCGTAGGCAACGTGCTTGATCCTGTGCCGCAACTGCGTACTCAAGGACGCTTTATTCCCGAAGATATAGATAAAGGTCCATTGAGGGTGTTCATTAGTGCAGAAGACGCAGCAAAAGGTCGTGAATCGTCAATCTCTATAGCGGGAGCGGGGGAAGGTCCTTTTAGATTTCACGAGGGAAGAGTTATCAGAGGGCGAATAAGAACAAAGCAAGACCTTCCTGAGACAGTCTTCCACGTTACGTCAGATTCTCAACGAGTGCGAAACAGTAACGTATTGCGTGCCAGTACCGGCGAGGGTGGCGGGCTGGGTGGTACTCAAGCAAACGAGACTGTGAGTTTTACGTCTAGTGCTACCGACGCAGACGATATAGCCACAGAACTCATAAGAATAGGTGAAGTCGCCCGCGCAGGAAGCGACGATGAAGCTATCGTAATTATGAACCGGATAATCTCCGAAGACGCTCAACGTGCAGGTGTAACTGCTGAAGCAATCGGGGAAGCTGATGAAATAGTTTCTAAGATATATGGAGCAGACTGGCGCACAAGAGGAAACCTGTCACGAGTAGAAGTCTATCGAGCCTATCTGACACGCAGGGAAACAGTCCGAAGAGGGCAGTTTACAGGCGGGGAGCCAATTCCGGGCTTACGCCAAGACCCCATCATACTTATGGACGATGCACAGGCACGACTTATAACGCCTGAATCCGTTGAAGTAATCGCCGTTCCATCTCGCACGTTACCCGATGCTCCGCTCATTACTGACCGTGTATCGGGCGACTTTTTGAACGAAATCCAAGTTCACGGCGACGTAGATATCAGTGGCGTTCGCCAGCCAACCACTCCAGCTAGGCAAGCTGACGTTGCTGCTAGGGGGGCTGGGGGAGAACTTCGCTCACTTTCTGACACTGAATTACAAAGTGTACGGAATGAGTTTGAGCGGTTGACTGAAATGCCGGGGTTCATATCGCCCGACGAAGCGTTTAAGCAGATTGACGAACTAACCGCACAAGTCCCTGATTTTCAGCGGAAAGAGTTATTTGAAACAGAACTGAGGCTGGTCAATGCCGACCAAAAAGAACTTACCCAGAAATTATTAGGTGTTGTGGACGAAAATACCGCCCAGAGAATGACGATTGATTTCTTGGCTGGCACTACAGAAAACATTGAGCATCTGACGCTCTCACAAGTTGAAGGCATGTTGCAACATATGGGTAGGCAGGTAGGCGAACTTCAGGAGATTTACTCTCGGTGGATTCGTGCAAATGCAGCAATCAAGGACCGGCTTGTATCTCGCATAGACGATATTACTAAACGCGAGTTGGTAGATACCGCAACAATAGATGCTGGACAACTACCACCCGTTGCTGCTAGGCAAGCTGACGCTGCTCCTAGGGAAGTGGCTGAAGAGGTAACGCCGGTTCAACGAGTTGCTCCAACTGATCCGTTGGCTGCTGCTAGGGCGGCTGAACTTGATGAGGCTCGCAGGGTTTTAGCAGCAGGAGGGCGGCTGACACCAGAGCAGCAGGCGATCATAGATGACGTGGGTACTGGTAGACCGGCGGGTGAAATTCCAGTTACTGCTGCAAGGCAGGCTGATGCCGCCACGACACCTCCACCAACTGTTCCACCCGCCCCTGCTGATGTGCGGGTTTCTCCTCTGCCTGGCGGTCTGCCTGACCTAACGGATTTTGGCGAGCAGTTAGATATTACTTTCCGTGAAGGTTCGTTTGGATTCAGGATACCTATTATTGGCAAGAACATTACCCTGCCCAAATTTACTCCTCGCAAGGTCGGTGAGTTCCTTCGATTAGGAAAGGCTGACCCTTCACTTAAGGCTCAACGAATTGGGCAGCGACTTGGTCATATTTTGAATCCGTTGAAAGACGAGGGGCGAAACTTAGTTGAACGAGCAATGTCTTATGTAAACGAGTTAGGGACACGAGAAGGACTGTTTGGGAAACTTGACGAGTTTGGGCGGTTTACAGATGACACTGCTGGTGTCCTGAAAGGGAAGACACTGAACGATGCAGAACTCCCTGCGATTTTGCGTCAGTTGAACCCTGAACAGCGAGAGTATGTTGACCGTCTTCGTCAACTCAGTAACGCAGCGCGTGAACTAAGAGTTCGCGCGGGGGCTGATGTTGGAAAAATTAGCGAAACAGAAAACCTGTTGTTCTTCAGCCGTGGCATTGCTGCAAAGTACAACGAGGCTGGCGACATAATAGCCATTCGTGAGATACCAGATGCTGGTACTACCAGGCGCAATATTGGTGGCACGGCAAGCAAAGCCCGTGACATAGAAACAATGAAAGAGGTAACGGAGGGCGGTTATACCGTTGTTCCGTATGACCAGCGGGTTCGTGACCAACTACGTGCTGCCTATAATGCAAATGCAGAAGATGCACTTGTGAAGTATGTAAAGGAAAACTTCGAGACAGTTCCAGCAGGGTCTACATTTGAAGATGCAACAAAACTTCCCTTCCAGAATCACAACATTCTTATTCGTGGCAGAGAAGGTCAACAGATAGCATCTGACCTAAAAGAAGCATTGAAGAACCAAGCCAAGACTGAAGTAGGCTCAGTGACTTCTGGTGTAGCCAAGACAAACAGTGTGAGCAGGTACTTCTCCCTGGCTGGTGACGCATCTATCGCAACTATTCAGTTGATAATTGCCGCATTTGGTCACAAGAAGGCTTACCTTAAGGCACTTGCTGCTTTTGCAGACGGACTTGCAAAAGGAATAGTCAGCCCAGAGTTAGCCACTAAATCTAATGCTGCACGTATTCAGCGTTCGCGCGAGTTGGCAAATCGTCACAGCACGTTGAAGTTGGGTGGCGGTGAATTTACTGAGGCTTTCAACCCTGAAGGTGTGCTAGGTGCAACTGATTTATGGAATGAAGCACTCTCAGTTAGAGGCGCAGCGCAACGAGCCAAAGCATTCCCAAGACGCTTACTTGAACCGTTCCGCATTGCAACAGAAGCAGCGTTTGACGAGGCTGGATTAAGCATGGCAGAAGGGCTGGAAAGCCTTGCTAAAAATGCAGACGGAACTTTTGATACTGCGGCTTTGAAAGATATAGATGATTACATCAACAATACACGAGGGCTAATGTCTTCATCTCGTATCGGTGTAAACCAAGCAACCAGAACAAGAGAATCTGCCATATTGCTTGCATCGCAGTACCGTCGAGCCACGGCTGCTTTCTATTCATCAATGTTGCAGGGCGGGATCAAGGGCGACTTGGCACGTAAGTCAATGTTCAAAATGATTACTGGCATGATGATGCTTGGCGCAGGGATTACTATTCTTAAGGGGGTTGAAGATGGTGACTCTCCGCAAAAGATAAGGCAAGGAGTTAAGGAACGACTAAACCCCCTTCACCCTCGATACTTGTTGTGGGAAGTTGCAGGGCAGCTTGTTGGGCCTGGGTCAAAGATATTGTCTGACATGCGTTTGCTTGCAAAGGCGGCGAACGATCCTGAAGGGTTCATGGAAACTAAGGAGTTTGGCAGTAATAACTTCGTAAACTGGATTCGTGGTCAATTAGCGTTTGCTCCAGGTCTTCCAATAAACTTACTGCTTGGCAAGGATGTCGGTGGTAATCCAATGGGTGAAGGCTGGGGCTTGGTGGCAAATATCATTACCGGGAACTTCATTCCGCTGACTGCTAATGCAGCATTCTTTAGTGGTGGGCCAAATGACACATTGCAAGGCAAGGCTGCTCGTGGTATATCTGATTTCGTCGGTGGGCGCAGTTTTCCCGCTGGCGCATTTGACTACTTGAATAACGCTTCTGATCTGACATGGGGCATGAAGTATCAAGATACTGAGCCTTACCAGAAAAGGGAAACTCGCAGGAGTCAAGCTGCGATGCTTGATCCAATCACCGAAGAACGTGCAGCAGGCGGGGATAAAGTTTCAACGTACTACTCAGAAGCTAAGAAAATTGATGACACCAGGCTGCGTCAGGAAAAGAACATTATCGACGGTCTTGCTGGTAGAGGGCCACTTGCTGGAATAGTTACCAATAAGAGGTTCCCAAAGGATCCACGGCGTAACGCATTGGACTTGTACTACGAAGCGCAGTCAAACGCTCGTAACCAGAAAGTCGGACTAGCAGCAGGCGCACGCATGGATTTTGACGAGAATAAAGAAGAAGAAACAGATGCCAATATTGACGCATTAGAGGCGTATAACCTTACTTTTGACAGCGCTATTGTTGGTGATTTCTTCATGCCTGATGTGTGGAATAAGCTCGTAACCAAGTTGCTTGTAAGCCTTCCTAAAGAGCAGAAAGAATACGTGATGCGTAACACGAACCAAGGAGTTCACGCACCCGGCATTATGGAACTACTTAAAGGTTCAACTACTGCTAAACGCATTCTTCAATCTCAGAAAGCGAGAGAGGCACACTCTACTCCTGCAACTATGGCTCCTGCTGCCGCTGATAATGTAATCCCAACAACAGAGCCAACTAAGCCTACCTGGGTTGGGCGACAACTTGGCGGTCAGTAGTAATTGCAACCTAAGATAGAAAACGGTACTATTGCTTTTACAACTGAATAAGGTTTCAGGGGGAGCCTGTATAGGCTTTACATATTTTTACGAGGACTTTTATGGTCACACCAAACACGGTTGAGACTTCCTCTGAGAATGAATCCTCCCCGGCAATCGACGATTCCCTCCCTACAGGGGACGAACCTGTTGTTCCAGATAATTGGGACGAAGTGAAAGATGAAGTAACGGAAGAAGCAGGAACGGACACAGTAGCGACGGAAGAAGTTGAGAGTCCTGGCGACGAAGCAATCTCCGACGATAGTACACCCGTAACCCAAGAAACCTCAGAGACAACCGAAGTAGAAGTATCGGCTGACACTGGGGAACTACCCGAACAAACCGCTGAATCTGGGAGAATGAGAACCCAGGAAGAGTGGTCGAAGCGGGAGTCAACCATCAGGCAGCGTGATGCTGAAAGAGAATCTGAAGTGCAAGGCCTGCGAGAGCAGGTATCGCAACTTCAAACGACTTACGCAGATCAGGTACTGGATGCGGAAGTTCGTGGCTATGCACAATCACTGGAAACCCAGTTGGTTTCAGAAGGCTACGATGATGCGGCAGCTAAAAGGCTAGCGACACAGCAGGCCAATGCAGCCAAGGCTTCGTATCAGGCTGAACAGAAGTCACAGGTTCTCGAACAGCAGCTTCAGTATGCGAACCAAGCTGCTGAGACAACTTCTAAGAACGCTTCGGTTAACGAGATGATGAGGCAGCACGGAGTTCCTGAAGCGCAACGAGCATTGCTCCAAGGGTATTCAGATCCCGCTCTGCTGGTAGAGGCGGCAAGGGTTCTCGGCGAAGCTGAGAATTTACGAAAACAACAAACGGAAACCAGGCGAGCAGAAGTTCCTGCCGGTGGCGAATCTAATACATTCGACGGTGGCGTTGGGCGTGGTGGTACTGTGACTGACCAGCAATGGTTGAACACGGTGTACGCAGAGGGCAATTCTAACGATCATGCCCGTGCGAACAAGATCATGCGCTCAATGGGAATCAACCTTGGCTAGTTTCAAGGGAAAATAAAAAATGGCAACCGGAATTACTATCACGGATAGTCTGAGCGATTCCCTCCCAACGGTGGTGAGTGCGGCTCGACAGGTTCGTGAGTATAAAGGTGTAATGACCCAGGTCGTTGACAAGCAAACGCTTGGAGCAGGCGTGGGTAACAACTGGCGAGAGATTGACCTTGCCAAGTTGACTGCACAAACAATCACAGAGACTACTGAGGAAGATAACCCACAGGAACTCTCTGACAGCGCAATCTCAGTAACTCCGAGTATTATTTCGGTTCACACGGTTGTAACAGACCGAACAGCCCGAAACATCTCGAAGAATGTTTTTGCGAAAGTTGGCTCACTTGGTCAACATGCGATTGAACGACAGAAAGACAAGGACGGTCTAACTGTCCTTGACGGCGCATCCACTTCTCTTTGTGGTGCGGGCACTACTCTTACTGCTGGTCACATTGCAGCCGCTGCTTATCGCATTCGCGGCAACACGAGTGAGCCTTGGGACGGGCCTGTTGCATTCGTGCTTCACTCCTTCCAGATGAAAGACCTGTTTGACCAACTCGTAGCGGGTGTCGGCACTTACGACATCTCCAGCGGCGTTACAGCCGACGTGTTCAAGAACTCGTTTAACCTTCCTATAGCAAACGCACAGGCACACGTTGATGACAACATCAGCATTGACAGTGCGGATGACGCTATAGGTGGAGTATTTGCATCTGGTGCAAACGGTGCGATTATTTTGGTTCAGGCTCGAATGCCTTGGGTCAAGACTATTCGTAACGAGAAACTTGGTGGCGGTGCTACTGAGGTTCTTCACAGGGACGAGTTTGCTTACGGAGAACGCTCTTCAGGCAACTGGCTCTACGAAATCAAATCGGACGCAACTGCTCCTACATCTTAGGACAGTAAATCATTAGTCCCAAACCCGCCTTATCGGTAAGGGGACGAGGTAAACAAACATGGCTATTAATGCACAAGGAGAGCCGGGACGTATCCGACTTTTCTACGACTTTTATGGTGAAGATGCTGTCGCTAACACGGCTGAACTCCGATCACTTGGACCTTTCTGTGTCGGTGGTCAGGGTAATGCTGAAACAGACGCCGGTGTTCCAACCATTGCCGGGATTCTTTCCGGTGCTGGTCGAATCACCACGACTAACGAAGACAACCACACTACGATGGTTGGCACTCAGGCAGCATTTGATGTTGCCCTTAGTGGAACCCTTACTCTTGAAACTCGTGTTCAAATGGAAAACCTCGATACTAAAGAGGTATTCATTGGCTTTTCAGACATTGCGCCTGAAACGCTTTCAATCGAAACGGACATCCTTACGGGTGCTACTGCAACGATTACGAACACTGCTTCGGACTTTGTTGGTTTCTTCCTGTCAGCGGAACTTAGTGATGACGAAGATTGGCACGCTGTTTACAACGGGGGCACCGCCTCTGCTGTTACAGCTTCCACGTCATTAGACCTGGACGATGATGCTGTTGCCGGTGAGTGGCAAATCCTCAAACTTGAGGTTGCCCCTAACGGTGACACTCGTTGGTACATTGACGGTGACTTGAAAAAGACCGTTGAAGGTGCTGCTTCTACCTCTGTCAACCTTGGCCTTTGTGTCGGTGTTGAAGCAAAGGGAGCGGCTATTGAGACTCTTGACGTAGATTACATTCTCGTCAAGGCAAACCGTGACTGGAACGCCTAGTAAACAAAGCTCTCGCCCTTCGGGGCGGGGGCAATGTTTAGGCTAGAGGAATTGAATGATTGAAGCGATTGTGGCCTCTGTTAGAAATGACGAGCCTGCGTTTCTGTTGCGCGAGTACGACGCAGACAAACCTGGGCATGGTTCCTACCGATGGCAGGAACTAAGAGTTGTTAGAAACGATAGAATAGCAACGTATAAAGAGCCTCTGGGAAAGTCTGAATGGTTTGAAGGTTCTCGACCAATCAATATCATTGGGGGCGACCCGAACTCTGGTGCGGCTTATGAAACAGTAGGTAGTCTTCGTGATCTGGCAAATGAAATGCGCTTGAGAGGATTCTCTGAAGACGCGTATGATGTATCACCAACAGGGACACCTGAACAATGGGCAGAGGCATATCACGATGAACGTGCAAAACGTGCAGCCCTAGAAGGAAAGCAATAATGGCAGTCACAAAAGAACAACTGGCAACGATGGCAGATATGAGCAACGAGGCTCTTGAAGGAACTTCTGTTCACGAACTTGCGTTAGAAGCGCAGGATGTCATTGACGATACGGACGTGAAGGAAGGGCAGTTTGCCCACACTCCTACAGCTAACGACCCGTATGCAATGATTATCGAAGAGGCGTCATCGGCTGGGAAATCTGTTGTGTATGACATTCGTAACGGCGAAGCATCTATTGTTAACAACAACATGCTTGCCACACAGCTTGCTAAGACAGACCCGGACACCGGCAAGCGTGTTTTTACAACCCGTCGCTCCGACGCCCCTGAAGTTGTCTCAGGCGAATATCTCTGCCTGCTTCACGAGGAACACCCTGACCGTGAGTTTCACAAGAGGCTTGGTTTAGGCACATGTGACAAGTCCAACCTGCGTACATTGCTTGACGTGAGGACTCATGCCCAAAATCGTCATCAGCAGGAATGGAGCGCAATTTACGAGAATCGTGACCAGGAACGGGAAGAACAGGAACGTCGAATAAGGGAACTGACCCTATCGCAACTTGTTCCTGCCGCAGCAGACGCTGCTGCACAAGTCCCGGCTGCTGTTAATGAAGTACCAGAAACTTCGTTTTCAGCATATTCTGGAACGTGTCCTGACTGTGAATGGACAAACGATGCGACAAAGGCAACATCACGAAAAACGGCATACTACAGGCACAAGTCTAAAGTTCATACGGCATAGAGGTGCGTCATAGCAGTTCTGATAGCGCAAACCAGGGAAGAATTAGCCGCATCTATTGGGTACCAATATGGGGGCTATGAGTCGCATACTGCCACATCTTCTGGCGCAGACGATAAATTTGTTGACTCCGAGTTGGACGCCACGGATGACTACATCAACGGCTGGTACTGGCGCGGGACGTCGGGAACCAATGACGAGGAAATCAGGCTAATCAATGACTATGTTGGCTCTACTACCACGGGAACGCTGCGTGGTGATGTTCTGGCGGCTACCGTAGCTGACGGGGATACCTACGAACTCTGGCACAGGGACTTAGACCCTACGAGGGTTCACAATGCTATAAACCGTGCAATACGTGCGATCCCAAGAAGAGGTGCCCCGCCGCTTCGTGATATCTCTATACATACATCTTCTGCGATAAACAACTTTTCCATTCCGACCTCGGTGGTTGGCATCAACAATATCCAAGTTCGCCTGAATCAAACCGAAAAGGTCATTGAGAACTGTGATAGCGCATGGTCTGAGTCTTCAGGTACTGGTGTAACAGTCTCCGCTGAAACGGAAGACCGGCGTGAGGGTGCTGCATCTAACAAGTTCGTGTTAACTGGGTCTGCCACTGCGGGAGACATCATCGCTTCCCAGAAGGTGAGCCTTGACCTCTCGAAGTTCACGCACGCTGAGTTCTGGTTCAAGTCCACAGTCACGCTCACTTCAGGTCAGGTGAAACTCGTTCTCTCGACTACGGCTAACGCTGCTACTGAGACAGAACTACTAAGTTTACCCGCTATTACAGCCGGTACATGGACATATGTAAGACTGGCACTTGCCAACCCGCTGTCTGACTCGGCGATTATTTCAGTTGGCTTTGAGTACGATGTTGACATCGGTGCGGTCACTTACCAGGTAGACGCAATCAGGGGCACAGTCGCTAACTCAGAAGACTGGGTGTCTGTTCACCGTAACGCATGGACTGTCGATAAGGACGCAAGGACTTTCAGCCTTAATTACAACAACGCTCCTTCAGGGTCTTCTTATGCGCTTATCAAGTTACTGGGGGTAAAGAAGCCCACCGAGTTATCTGCTGACGCCACTTCATGTGACGTAGAATCTGAATACATTATTAACAAGGCGTTAGCCACGCTGCTTCGTGCAAGGGGTGATCGTCGTGATGGAAACAGGGATGCTGCTTATCTTGAGGCAGACCGATACGAGGCATTTGCGTTGAACGCCCTGACAGGACAGCAGATACCAAGCGGGACTGTCTGGATTGACGATTAGGAGGGTGTCTTGACGTGGAAAATCTTGGGACAGACCCGCCTTACAAACACTACCGCAACAAGCGTCTTCTCTCCTACTCGCGGATTTGAGTACCGTATCGACATCATCATGGTGTCGGAACACGCAGGAAATACTCCCACGTACCGGCTTTTCTTTGATGACGATGGCACCACTTATGACCAGACAACTGCTATCGCCTATGATGTAGCTTTAACGGCAAATCAATCCGCTCGCATCGAAGGGCCGTTCTTTATGAATAATTCGTCAGGCAACCTTGCAGCACGGGCAAGTGCAGGCAGCGAAGTAACCGTCACAGTCTTCGGTCAGGAAATGAAAAATGGCTAACGACCGTGCCGTGCAGCGAAACACGATTATTGTCGATAACAAGTCGTACTGGGCTAAAGGCAAGGTACGCCTGTTTGACGCATCTCAGCAGCCAGGCCGCATTATTATTGGCGAGTCCTCGTCATCAGACAACCCGCACGCATCTGAGTGGAACATAGGGGATATACGTGGCGGGGTTGGTGTTGAGATCATGGACCCAACCAAGGACGCAGACCGTGTGTGGTGGGGAGATATTCAGACACGGTATAAAGACCGGATCATTCTGCCAAGGCTGGCAACTGCCACGTCTAACAGCCCTACTGACACGGTTCACACGCTTACAGATTTCAAAAACGAAATGTATGCCAGCTTCGCAACGGAAGTTCATGTCTATAACAACGTTTCTGATACATGGGGTTCGTCAGTTCGCACTCTTTTGAATAACCCTACAGATGCAGCAAAGGGGCTGGTCGGGGGAACGGAAACCCTTGCGATTGCTACCGGCTCAGAAGTGGATTACGCCACGGCATCTGATTCGTGGGCTAGAAATACGACCGACATCAAGTACATCGTTTTCTGGAAAGACCTGCTATGGGGAATTTCAGAAGCCGGTCAACTGTACTACACGGATGACCTGTCGGCTGCATGGTCAACTGACGCGCTGTTGCAACTGCCCGATGATTACATTGTCAAGCTGCTGATCGCCCGTGGTCCTGACAGGGAAGAGCATATCTATGCGGCAACCAAGGTCGGGCTGTATGTTCATGACGATATAAACCAGCGGTTCGTGCCAACAGACTTGCAGTTGCCGTTTCATCCTGACGCCGGTAAAGGCACTTCTGTCTGGCGAGGATCAATTTATTTTCCTGCGGGGAACTCTATTTACAGGTTCCAGGCTGGTAGTGACCAGACCGTCGTTGTCCCTGTAGGCCCAGACCGTGACCACGGATTGCCTTCTGACAAGCGTGGCGTCATTACCGAGGTGCTTGGAACGCATAATGACCTGATGGTGCTTCTTGATGCGTCTGTTGCTTCGGGTATTAGCACGCCTTCTTATGTAACTCGTGGAGTTGGCTCTCACCACGGCGCAATCATAGGCGTATATCGTGGTTTTTCCCAGATACTTGGATTTGACGAGCGAGGCTGGGAGTGGAAATGGCTCAGTGACTCTAATACCGAGAAGCCAATTACGGCTGGGGAAATATCCAATTCTTACAATCAATACCGCATGTGGTGGGCTTCCAACCAGACGGTGTACTACCAGGACTTGCCGGTAGATGCGGTGAACCCGCTTCAGGTTACAGGGTCTGAGTATGCTGCGAGTGGAACGCTTGAGACACCGTGGAACGACTTCAACATTCGTAACCAGACCAAGGTTGCGCTCGATGTGCTGGTAGAAACGATCAACCCAAGTACATCTGAGACAGTCAAGATTGAATATGCGACGGACTACTCTGAATCGTATACGACGCTTGATGACTCCGATCTGACCGACGGGCTGATTACGAGTTCAGGGCAGCATAAGTTCCGTATAGTTGTGAACAGTTCCCCTGTTGGCGAGGTCTTCAGGGCTATAAAGTTCAAAGTGTCATTCGCTCGTGGCGCGACCACGACAAGCACTCCGCAACTTATCAAGCTGACATTGGTGTGGCGTTCAGTGGTTGCCCTTTTGTGGGGAATTGCTGCTGACATTGACGTGACAGAGGCAAGCCCTGACGGTCGCAGCACCAAGCAGCAGATTGCCGATCTGAAGTCAGCCCTTGGTTCGGGCACATTGATCGAGGTCACATATCGTAATGACACGACAGAGAGCCAGAACTACTATGTTGACATGACTGACCTTCAGAGCCTTGAAGAGGCCGGTGGCGAGGCAGAGGTTGGGGTATTCCGCACGAGTTTCGTTGAACCCAGGCAGTCGAGGAGCAGGTAATGGTTCAATCGTTCAGGTCAAAACGTCCAGCAACAACACGCACTATTACAGGGGCTCCCGTCGAGGAAGTTCCTGAATGGTGGCTTGAACGTGGTGGCTCCCAGCCTGAATACTGGGTATATCGTGCAATTATCAGGACTGGCAGGCTTGAAGAGGCGGGAGATTTTTCGTTCCAGTCCAAGCAGTTTGGCGGCAGGTACACCCGTGGTGGATCAGTCGTTGACTTCCTTATTCGCAGCCCTTATATGGGCATTAATGTCCAGTCAGTCTATTATCATAACCGTACAACAGGCCAGAGGGCGCACGATGCGTTGATGCGTGCGGCTCTTGAAGCGGACGGATTGCGTGTAGAATTTATACAAGAAGAAGAGGCTATCAATAACCCTGACGAGGCTGTACGTGAAGCCCTTGCAGGAATACGTGGTAAAGGCCCACAAGGAATTTAAGTATCATGGCTCAAGAAGATATCCGTCTTAGTGGGACGTTTCTAAATAGCAGCGGTAACGCTATTACAAGTGAAACGGCTACTTTGTACCGAGAGGGAACTGTCACCCCTGCGATTGCAACCGATACAACTGATTCTTCTACAGGAGAGTGGGATTTTACTGTCACGACTCCTGGGCGCTATGACGTTCAGCTAGTCAAGGGCACTGAGACAATTCGCATACTGGCACGAGACAGATTCCAGGTCACAGAGATTCAGGCTCGTAATATCACCACAGCCCAGCCTGCTTTATCTGCCTATTCAACCACGTCGGAAGCAGCCTCGCTCGTAGCCACGTTCGGGTTTAGACCCTCAACGGAATCCTCTGGAGTTGAGACAGCAGACACTCCAAGTGACGGCGACCTTGGCTATATCGACTTTACTCTTTCAAACGACCACACCGATAAGCAGGAATGGATTGCCGCACGTATTGCGTGGGAAGGTGCAGACGTATCAGACGGCTCAGAAGACGGGCAGTTCAACTTCTGGGCAATGACAGCAGGAACGCTCGTTGAGGAGTTGCATCTAAGCGGAGCGGCTTTGTGGCCTGAAGCTGATGCTGGGCTGGACTTAGGAACCTCTGCTCTTGGGTTCAACGACCTGCACTTAGGATCAGGTGGCGTTGTCAACTTTGACGGCGGCGATGTCACCCTCACTCACTCATCAGGCACACTGACCTATGGTGGCGACGGCACTGTTTCTGTTGCTTTTGGAGCCAACGTGGACCTTGCGTTTACAGGAGGCTCAACTGAAAACGAAATTGTTCTAACGAACGGACTGGCTGATGCTTTAAGCATTACTGATGGGTCAGCCGATGTAATTGCAATCAGTACGGCAGGGGGAACTAATACGGTCGCTATTACAGGCGACCTAACTGTTAGCGGAACTATTGCTGCTGACACAGCGGCGGTGGCAACTACTGTAACCATTACTGACAACGAAAGCACAAACGAAGATAACGCTATTGTCTTCACATCAGATGGTGATGTAGACGGTGGAAACATTGGTCTGGAATCTGACGGGACATTAAACTACAACCCATCCACCGGACGCTTAACTGCTACACAACTTGCAGGAACGCTTCAGACAGCCGCACAGACAAATGTGACCTCCGTAGGTGCTTTGGGTGGTGGGTCAATCTCCTCTGGCTTTGGGAATATAGATATAGGTTCTGATAACTTAACAGCTACAGGTTCTGTGTCGTTAGGTGCTACATCCTTCAACGATAATGACATTACTAATGTGGGTGGAATAGCTTTAGACACTATTACCTCTGATGGCAGCAGTATTGCATTTGGCAGTGCGGGTTCTGGGGAAGACGTTTACTTTTATTCTGCTACCAGTGGCGACCACATGCTGTGGGATTCTTCAGACGAGAAGCTGGTAATCATAGGAACTGATGGGCAAAACGCCCTTGAAGTGACTGATGGTAACGTAGCGATTACTGACAATCTGACCGTTAGCGGGACCCTGACTGTTTCTGGAACTACAACTACGGTTGACACTACTAACCTTACTGTTACAGACCCACTCATAAAACTGGCACAGGGCACTACTGCTTCTCCTGCGGTTGACCTTGGAATTATCTTTACCAGGGGCAATGGCTCTGCGTCTGACATAGCGAACCGTGCGATTCTCTGGGACGAATCTGACGATCAGTTTGCCTTTGCCTTTACGAATGACGAGGCAGGGACTACCACTGGCAACGTAGACATAGATGACTATGCTGACATTAGAGTTGGAAACATAGTTGTCGAAGACGAAGTGCAAACCGCAAGCATTGGTTACACGGATGGAGATAACGCAATAACCATAGCCGATGGCGGTGGAACTACGTTTGCTGCTGCCGTTGACTTAGGCTCCAATACTCTTACCAGTACAGGCAGTATGCAGATTCGGACGATTGATTACAGTGACGGTGACTTGGCTATGACAATAGCCGACGGTGGTGGAGTTACGTTTGCACAGGAAGTGTCACTTGATAAATCCATTCTTGTGGATTCCACACCAGCCGATACTGTTTATTCAGGAATTACGGCGCAGTTTACAGCGGGTGAAGATTTAGAAGATGGAGAATGTGTCTATCTGAAAGCTGCCGATACTAAGATGTGGAAAGCAGTTTCAAATACAGGCGGCACAGGACTAATTAGTGCGGACATAATGTGTGTTGCTTTGTGTGTTGCTGACGTATCCGCTGATGGTACAGGTACGTTCTTATTACAAGGTTTCCTTCGTGCTGATACGAACTTCCCAACCTATACTGTAGGAGAAACTCTGTATGTTCCTGAAGCTGAAACGAGCGGTAAGAATGTGCCAGAGGGAGCAGTTCCAGATACGGATGGTGATTTCGTGCAAGTAATCGGTTGGGCTTCCGACGCTAACACAGTATTTTTTAACCCTGACTTTACAGTGATAGAGCATGCATAATGGCTAACGCAGTAGAAAAAGTAAGCGGCATTGCGATTGCTGATATCGAAAAAATTATAGGTAGAACTGACGATAATATAGAGAAGATAAGTGGCCTTGAGTTCGCTGGCGTAACTGAGGCTCATACGCTGATATCTACATCTACTGCATCAAACGCTACTAGCATTGATATTAGTTCGGGTATCGACTCGACCTATGACGTGTTCATTTTCGACTTCATCAACCTCAACGCTGCGACTGATAACACGCAGTTCCAGTTTCAGGTCAATGCGACTGATGGTGCTGATTACAACGACTCTGCCATTACGAGTACCCATTTTGCTGCGTATCAGGATGAGCCTTCGGAGGGAACAGGCACAAGCCTGTATTATGATGCAAGCAGGGATGCCAAGCAATCAACAAGTTTTATACCTCTTGAGCATTATGTCGGCAACGGTGCAGATGAATCCATTTCGGGCAGGATGTGGCTGTTTGCCCCATCCAGCGGGACTTATGTAAAACATTGGATGGCACAGTTTTCTGAAAATGCACAGCAGAACGCTGCATATAATACTTGGGTGGCAGGGTACATAAACGACACCACTGCCATAGATGACATTCGTTTTAAGATGGCTAGTGGCAACTTAGATGGAGTAATCAAAATGTACGGGATAGCGAAATAATGGCTTTAACACTAATCGACACGGATACCGCATCTACCAGTGCCACCCTTGGGTTTACCTCTGGGATTGACGACACGTACCCGGTATATGAGTTTCACTACGTAGGGATTCACCCAGCGACTGACAATACTGAGTTTCAGTTTCAGGTAGAAACAGGGAGTGATTCCGACTACGACCACCCCATGATAACCACTTATTTTCAGGCGCATAACGATGAATCTGGCGGGTCGCCTACGGTGGCTTATTCCACTGGTGATGACCAAGCAACCGCTGGCGACACCAACGGTGTCTTTCAAACGCTGGCAAAGGATGTGGGGGCTGGAGAAGCCGATCAGTCTACTTCTGGGATTCTGACGCTATATGACCCATCAAGTGCATACGTGAAGCACTTTATTTCTACTTCTAACTGTTATCAAGGTGGCGACACATCAGTGCAGACATTTGTATCTGGCTACATCAACATCACGACTGCTATCACAAGGGTTCAATTTAAGATGAGCAGCGGTAACATAGACGCTGGCACAATCAAGATGTACGGAGTAGGTTAATGGCAACTAAGGCAGAGCATGTTACGGCTCTAAAAGCAAAGCACTCGTCGCTGACGAGGGTAGTAAACGGTGTCAGTGAAACACTAAGTTCATCTGAGTTCAATGCCACGATAGACCAGTGGGCAACGGCTAGTGCTGCAAGAGATGTTCGTAACGAACTTAAAGCAAACGGTGGGCAGTCAGCAGACTACGCCAGCTTCAGGACTGACTCTCAAGTTGACGGTAGTTACCCAAGCATCCCCGACCAGTTGGACATGCTGTTCCACGATATAACGAATGGCAAGCTAGGCAAGACAGGCAGTTGGTACAAGGCAGTCAAGGCTACGAAAGACAAGTTCACTAAACCGGAGTAAGTTATGCCCAAAGTAGGACGTCGGCATTATCCATATACAGCCAAGGGCAAGGCCGCTGCAAAGAAGGCAGCCAAGCGTACTGGCAGGAAGATGACTAACACCAGGCGTAAAAGGAAATACTAAAGAAGGGGAATATGGAAATTCAGGACTTTAAACCAGAGCAGGCAGCAGAGAAACCAGACGTCGAAGATGCTGGTGCTGTAAAAGAGGTTGCAGAAGCAACCGTGGGAGTAGCCGTAGAAGAAGAGGCTCCAGTAGAAAACGAGGTGATCGTTGAAGAGGAGCCGGTGCTGACCGTCGAGGATGAGATTAAGCCGATAAGCCCTACTGAACTTGTTGAATCGCTTACTGAACTCAAAGATCGAGCGAAAGCCGCAGGCATACGACCAGCGCAAGCCATGTTATCATCTTACATATCTCAAGGATTGGCGGTGGTTGATGGACTTCTGGAATCTCTTGAGGGACCAAAGAAGAAGAAGGATGAATAATGGGCTGGTTGCTGGGCTATACACTAGGGTCAATGGCGGCGAGTTTCGTCGTTGTGAAACTTTTCGACTTTTTGGTTGGCGGTGCAGTTGATTCAGCTACCAGTGCTGCTCGTGGGATCGTGTTCGTGAACACCTGGGCAGCAGTCACGGCAAAGGCTGGTATGCGTGACGTCACAAAGCAAGTAAGACGGTTGCGACTGAGTAACTTAGTTGCAAAGAATAAGTTAGATGCTCTCGCTAATGATGAGCAAACGATAACGCAAAGTAAGGATAGTTAAAAATGAACGAATGGGTCTTAGTAGGCATCGTGGCTATGGGAACTGTGGTATTGCTTGGTGGTGGTGGCTGGATGGCGACAGCTTTACGACGAGGGCAATCCAAGAAGAGCAAGAAAGAAACTTAATTGCTCGCTCCTTATAGGGGCATAGGCGAAGTAGGCCGTCATGCGTCACGCGTGTTAGGCCGACGTATAAGAATACGACTGTTCTGGATTCTTCTTACTTTCGGAGCCGGTGCGGGTGCTACGTGGTATTTTCGTGAGGCGGTTTTCGGGTTCTTGCTTGCTCCAGCGGGGGATAACCTCTCGCCTTTCGAGGGCAACCTTCCCATATTTACCTCGCCTACGTCGATGATGGGGGCAACTATCCAGCTTGCCATCAGAGGGGGAGTTATCGCCGCACTCCCTGTCATAGTGGTCAGTGTCTATACGTTATTTAGTTCGCTGGTTCCTCCTCAGCAACGGCGGTTCCTGGTTATCTTTTTTCCAGCAACCGTCCTGTCCTTTTTACTGGGGGCTTCATTTGCATATTTCATAATGCTCCCAACTGGACTGAAGTTCCTTCTTAACTTCGGTACAGGCGTTGCCACACCAGTAATAGTCCTCTCAGAATACATTGACTTACTCTCAGCAATGGTCTTCTGGCTGGGCGTCGTATTTGAACTGCCTATCACGATGTATCTGTTAGCCAAGATGCGGATAGTCTCGTACCTGCGCTTACGTGGACTGCGGAAGTACGTTCCGGTATCAGCATTTATCCTCTCAGCCATTATTACCCCCACGTTCGACATCGTAAATCAGACGCTCCTCGCTGTCCCGATCATCATGCTTTACGAGGTGGGTTTATTCCTGTCGTGGGTGGCATGGCCTGAACAGGGCGACTACATGTTCGTCAAGAAGATCAGGGCTGGAATAGGCTGGGTTTTGCGAAAGATACGGTTTGGTATAGGCTACCCTGTAGTAAAGGTCCGCTGGATATACAGGAAGATTAGGAAACGATGAAACGCTTATTTACTTTTACACTGGTCGCCATCCTTGCAGCTTATACAGCCAGAAGGTTATATAGAGGGCACTTGGAACGTGTTCAATATTAGAACCAGGTCATCCCGTAATAGCAGCCTAGTCCTATCCAGCTGAACTTGACCACCTTGCCGATGAAGACCAGCAGAATAAATCTTTTGACAGGATAGAGTACGCTGCCAGCAGCTATTCCAAGGACATCGAAGAGTGGGTTCGGGATGGCACTGCCAATGAGTAAACAGAGGAATGAGTATTTCTCGAAGAGGTTCTTGAACCGCAGGTAGAAGCGGTTGTGTTCAAAGAAGGACTTGCCACCCATGCCAGCAAGATAGCCTGTCAGTTCACCTATGGATTCGGCAGACGCAGCAACGACAGCAACTATAAAGGGGTTCAGATCAACGGCCACTGCCACGCAGACGGTTGCCAGAGCAGAAACCGGCAGGAAAATAAGAGCAGCACCTATGAAGGCGATGAACCAGATACTGGCGTACCCAACAGTTTCAATGTTGAATGTTCCGGTGGTCCAGAGAACAAGACCTGTTGCTATGAAGGCTACGCTTATAAGTAGCGGAGTAACGCGTAAGAATTTCTGATGCTGGGCCAGCCAGTGATGTCGGTAGTTCGATTTATCCAATATGTAACTAACTTACTTTCTTTTAGTAAACTATGCTAGGGAGGCCGAATAATGTTTAAGATACTAGGTTCGTTTTTACCTGTGGCACTATCAGCCACAAAGGATGCAAAGAATTACATCGATAAGTCGAAGACCCAACTGAAGGTTTACAAACTTGCTGAGTCACTCTTCATGCATCTGGACACGCCAGAAGAACAGGAGCGAGTGGCGAACTTTGCTATAAATGCGATCAGCCAGGGCGATGGCAAGATGACCAGTGCCGAATGGACAAGGCTTGGTGGCAGCAAGCATCTTGGCCTAATCAAGAGGACTGCACCCCGCAAGTCCCAGAAGAAATAATACCAATCCCCTAATTTATGTCTCATCGCCGATGGTTTACCCACCACAAGTGTGGATATTTGGTGTACATGCTGCATCAAACCTGTAAGTCGTTGGCCTCACTGCTTCGCGAGTTTCCCAGAAAGTGGGAATAAAAAGCTACTCTGAGTTATCATAGGTTACGTTGACTTATTCAAGAACAAATGAAGAGGTAGTTTATGGCAACGGATGTATCGCAGATAAATGAAGATATGCAGTCGATGATTGGCGACAAGGTGCTTGTCATTGCAGGGCTTGAACTTCAGATGAAAGCATTGAATCGTGAAAATGCAGAACTGAAGGCTAAGACTGAAAACTGCAACTGTAAAAAGAAGGACGGCAAAAAACCCTAGCGGTTTCTTATTTCATGGGCGGCAACCGATTCTCCTTGCTGCCCATAACTTCCTCTTGGCAACGCTCTCACTGTCTTCTCCTTTCTTCAGTGGGGGCGTTGCTATTTTTCCCAGTTAATCACAACCTCGATGCCCTCTTCACCACGAGGACAGTATTTCTTTTCGACGAACATGGTAGCGATCTGGTTGTCATCTTCCCAGAGTCCTGCCTCCGTCAGCCCGTCCACGACAGGCTTGAGCAGGTTGTCTGAGTCAGGCTTTTTCGTGTGTAAGGCATAAGGGTCTGCTGAAATTACCTTCTTCGCAGTTTTCTTAGGCCATGGGAGCCACACGTCGAGCATCAATGATACTGGGACACCCTTGGGAGCCTTCGGCGGCCTCTGTGCGAACGCTGTGTCTCGAACTATGTCCATCCACGAACGAACACGCTTGTTATTGTAGGCTCCGTGCCTTGTTACCCGTAGTGACTTGGGTGCAGCAAGTCCAGGGACTGTGATTTTTATTTTAGGCATCTATTCTCTTTTGCTAGTTGTAGTTGAACCATTCTGCCCCCCATTGTGTTGCCATAGCCTTTGCTATGCCTGTATAGAATTTGCTGCGTTCCTTCCAGCGGTCCGGTGAAGGCGGCATGAGATGTACTCTTGCCTCACGACCTTCTGATAATTCAGTTGAAACTAAAGGCCATAAATTTTTAAGCCACAAACAGATTGCTTTTGTTTCGCCATGTCCAAATTGCCAGGGCTGGATGATCTGATCGGGCTTTCGGATACGACTGCTGATAATGCTGACCGGATTCTCTAAAGCGATACGAGGTACGGGAGCGTCCAGTAGCCACTGAACAAACTCCAGAGCCTCTTGCTGCTCTTTTCTTTTTTCGGGGAACCACCTCGCACCACTAACTGCCAGGTGGGTGCAGGGTGGGTGCGCTACCATCAGGTCGTACTTACTCAGGTCAACATTGCGAATGTCATCCTGTATGTGTTTCCCTGGGCTTTCGGTTGGTAGCAGGTCGCAGGAAACAGCATCATGGCCTGCTTCTGTAAAGGCATCCCTGACTATTCCGCTGAACTCACATGCGACGATTACTTTCATTCCAATCCTCTCTTATTCTTCTATGTCTATGCACCCATCGCATACCAGGATCACCACTTCCCCGCAGTTCTTGTTTGGTCCATGAATGCAGCCTTCGTATTCAGGGTTTGCCCTGCGAGCAGAGTTCTGCACGGCATCGAACAGGTGCAGCATCTCGGCGTACTGTTTCGTGTGCGGATCGACGTCTTGTATGTCCCGCTGTATTTTGCGTGCCGGTCTGAAGTCACTTCCGATACTCATTGTTTCTCCTTTGTTCTAGTAAGTTTCCCATTCGTCGAGCGTTTCCTGACTTCCTTCGATCAGTCCCCATCTTCTGTCACGCTTGTCGCTACTGCCGAAGAAGTACCGGCCTTCCAGTTTCCTCAGTTCGTTGCCAACGTGGTTGATTGACATGCCGGTGCCTTCAGCTATCTGTGCTACCGTTGCAGGCTCTCCGTTCTCACGCAGCCACAGCATGACCTGTTGATGCTTCGGGAGTTCGTTCCTTATCTCCTGCGACCTCACGTCGGTGTCTAAGTAATACTTGATGCCGTCAGCAAAGTCGATACGGTAGTTCATCGGGTCGTGGCGGGCGTCGTTGTTTGCCTTGTCATGCCTGAACGCCACGTAGATTTCAGTCTCGCCTGGCGTCTGGTCTTTCAGCAACTCCCAGTAATTCCGTGCCTGATTCCACCATTGCTTCACGCCTGACGGTCCACTGTTGCCACCACGTTGCAGGGCTTCTTTGGACTTGTGGACAATGGTGAGCGTTGTGACGTCCCAGCTTGAGATCGCATTGAAGTACGGGATCACCACGCTTTCCTCGTTAGTGCCCCCGCCTACAGCGCGCGCTCCTGAGTCGATCACTACCAGCCCGATGTCACGAGACTTGATGAGGTCATATAACTCTGCGCTCGCATCAACGATTGGCGAGTACATTCGCTTGTAATAAATCTGTCCCTTGAGGTCTGCCCCGTCTACGCCGTTCATTATCTGGCGTGTACGAAACGCCTGTCTCTTGGAGTTGGATTCGTAGTCGAGATACAGGGACGGCTTCTGTCCGATGGGCATTTGAATGCCGGGGATCGTTTCGATGCCGTAGCTGTATGCGACACACAGGGCAATGGCTGCTATGGACTTTGAAGATCCACCGTCAGCACCGATCATGTTGCTGGCCTTCTCTTCCAGAAACGGGTACACCGTGTAAGAGATAGGCGGCGGGTCGCTTACTTCAGACAACTCTACCAGCGGGTCGCCGATCTCTACCCTGTCGTTGATGTACTGCTCAACGAGGGCGAGCCTTCCGTCCCAGTTCCGGTCTGGCTCACGCTTGTTCAACGCTGTGACTATGGACGTGCCGTTCGATACGCTGGTCAGGTTCCATCGTTTCTTTGTGAAGATGTTGACCGGCTGCCTGTTGGGTTGCTTTATCTTTACGGTCACGACGCACCAGAAATCTATCCCGCTACGCACAGGCTGGGCAACCTTAATCATTATCATTTCTTTAGTGAACTTGTCATCCCAGACAAACAGGTGGTCGCCTACCGCATCCATGGCGTACTTCGGCTCGTCTAAGTTGAACTTCTTGCCCGGCATTCCATCACCAGGCGACTCCCAGTTTGCGTTATGTTCCACGCCAGCAAAGTCAGCTAACGCACGGGCTGCATCTGTTGCACTTACTTCTGCCATTTACTTTAACTCCATAACTAACTGACTCATACGCTTCGCTGCTATCTCGCAGTACCGTTCCTCTATCTCAATACCTATTGCCTTACGGTTCAAATCTTTGGCTGCTCGAAGTGTCGTACCGCTGCCCATAAACGGGTCAAGAATGTGTTGTGCGTCGGGGAAGAAACCTATACACCACTTCATAAGGCTTATTGGTTTTTGGGTGGGGTGTTCCCTTCCAATATCTGAGCGGTTAGCGTCATACACCCGCATAACATTATCTCGGTTAGTCCATGCAAGTTCCGCTTCTGCCAAAGTGAAACCTCTTTCCGGTTTATTCCATATCAGCCACCCGCGAGATACAGGCAACGAGTAATAGTTACCACCCCAAACAATAGCGTTTTTTCCAAGCGCAATGCAATCCATAATTAGTTCATTGGACGGGGTAGCAGAGTCCCATTTATTACGCAACACCCCCTGATTTTTAGACTTGCCCCAACCATGCCCGCCACCGCCCTTCCAAACACTAGCAATCCCATACGGTGGATCAGTCAGCACAAGATCAACCTTACCCAGCATAGGCAAAACATCACGGCAATCAGCGTTATAAATCGTGACTGATTCATCTTGGTAGTAGGGCTGTATTACTTCTGCCATTCGATATCTCTTTCCATACATTCTTGAATCAGGGCGATGACGTCACCACCGACATTACAACTCCCAAAGCATCGCCATGTCTGGGTATCTTTATAAACAGCAAAGGCTTCCCCGTTCTGTTCGTTGTGGAGTGGGCACTTACCTTTCAGGACACTGTTCCCACGTAACTCGGTCAACCGTTCAGCTATGTCCTCTACGGCTACTGCTGACTTGACCCGCTCAAACAGTGTCAGACCTGCGGCAACACGTTTTATTCTGACGGTGTTGACAGGCCACCATTGAGGCTCTGGGTCATCAGGCATAGTGAGGCACGGTCGTTCGCCAGCTTTTGGAAACAATGACTGAAAAGACAACCATAACATTCGCGCATTAGCCAGTGTTGCCCTGTCATAAGACAGTCCTATCAGTGGCATCCAGTCCCACCTGAACGGGCATGTATCGCACTGCTTGTCACCAGTGTGAACGCTCGCATAGTCGAATCGGTCATCCTCGCTCATCTCGTCGGTCAGGTGCAGGCATGGGGCGCAGGGAATCATAGTTCCATCACCAGTTGGCTCATACGCTGGGCGGCAATCTCACAGTAACGTTCTTCAATCTCTATCCCGATAGCCTTGCGGTTCAAATCCTTCGCTGCTCGCAGGGTCGTACCGCTACCCATAAACGGGTCGAGGATTGTGCCTTCAGGACACCGCAACAGAACGTCACGCATAAGGCGAATCGGTTTCTGTGAGGGGTGTTCATTGAAGTCATCACCTGTGAAGTTAGCAGCGACCGTTGAATTTATGAAGTAGCGTTTGAATATGTCATGAATACCCTTCCAGTTGAGGGAGTAAATCAATTCAAACTTTGCCACGCCTACCTGCTTATCCCACACACTGACAGATGTGTGGTCGTAAGGGAATTGTGTGTTCCCTGCCCAGAACCACACTTGCGGAATCTCTAATGCTGCGACTTCATCTAATCCGACATTCCCGTATTCAAGGTGGGCTGTCGGATATGGCGGGTCGGTCAGCACAAGGTCAACCGTGCCTAGCGTTGGTAGTACGTCACGGCAGTCAGCGTTGTAGATGGTCACAGCATCGTCTTGGTAATAGGGTTCCATGCCTATAACTCCATTGCTAGCTGCTTGTCTGGCATCCTCTGTATGAGCCTGTACGTGTACAGCCCGCTTCCTACGTGTTCCTTCACGACGGTGTGACCGCCGAAGCGTGGCTTACGCATGTGTCTAAGCTGCGCTGAGATAGATGATTCAGGATCGCCGGTTGAAGATGCTATCTGTCCCAGGGTGCGAGGGAACGAGTCTTTCATCACCTCGAATACTCGCTCGTGCTGACTGGTGAGCCTTGGCCTGTCTCGCTCTGATTGATAATCGCTGCCGTTAAACTCGGTCATTGTGTTCTCCTTGAAAATTCTTTGCGTCTTAACAGCCTTTCAAGGAAAGTGAGTTTTTTATTCCTTCGGTAGTGAGGAACCTTCTTTCTGTGCTTTCTAAGACTGTTATAGCTTTTAGACTTAACACTACAAACTCTCATCCCACCATATTTGTTGCTGGTTTTGACGTAAAAAACATCTACTTTGTCACAGAAAACTGGTAGATAATTCTTGTGATAGAGAGGGGCAGGGTTACATTTAGCTAACCTATCGGCTGTCCCATAAGATTGGCTGTCGTTATAGTCGCTGCAAGTCTTGCAAGTGCAGTCGGTCATCGTGTCTCCTTCTTTGCGTGACAGGGGCAGGAACAGGGAACCAACTCTCGATTCTCTATCTCTGCAATATCACCGCTGTATTTGTAAACTATGCCCGGACAGCCTTCGTGCTGATATTCCTTTAAGCGGTTCGCTGGCGGTGAGCAATAGGCGTTAATAGTCATCGTTTTCTCCTTCTTGTTTTCATTCCAAACTTTTTTCAAGTTCGCATTTATGCCTTGCATTCCAAGACAGTTTTATTTACTGGAACTGGCTGTCAGCAGGCACGGCTTACACGCGCCTTCCACTGTAAACAATTGAATGTCACAGGCTAACAACAGCAGTGAGTTCTACGAATGCAGGAGTTGGGGTATAGCCTTCCCGTAGGCACCGCTCGCTCTACTCACTGACAGCCAGTGTAAAATCTAGTCTTCATCTCCCCAGCCAGGTATAGTCTCCACGACCTCATCTGGGTTCTCCTCGACCTCGGCCTCGACAGGATCGTTGGCCTCATCCTCTTCGACTGGAGCCTCGTCTATGGCTATCTCAAGCGGAAGGCCGTTTCGCAGGTGGTTCCATGCGTTAGCAGCAACTTCCACAGCTTCCTCGACGCTCTCAAAGCCCATTGCTGCAATGATCTTAGACGCTGCTCCTGTTTTCTTCTGGTCAGCGTTCAGTGTGGCAAAGAGCAGGTTTACAGCCTGCGCCTTACCGATCCTGATGTCTTTCGCATCTGGAGTATCTGCTGATGCCGATGCCGATGCGCCCGACCAAGTTGAACCTGAACTTTCAGGCTGGCGTTGCGTCGGAATTGGTGGCTCACCGTTTGATGGGCCAACACGACCGATGTTGTAGTAGTAGCTACCTGGCTTTGCGTTGCTGCCACGCTTCGGGTTTAGGTTCAGGCTGAACTCTGCGACGTCACCTACGTGCAGTTTCCCGTCGCCTGGGTTAGTTCCTTCTGCTCTTGGTCCATTAGCGAACACAAAGTTCTGTGGCACTGACCAGTAGGCATAGTTATCACCATGCATAAGGTCGAGTTCACTGAACGATATCTCTGTGTCCCTGTACTGGCTGACACCAGAGACTGTCAGGACTACCGGATGGTAGTACACCTGACCGTTCTGTCGTTCCTCTTTTACTTGTAGTCCATCGATCACAATGCCACCTCTTTACTGGTTAGTTTAGCTTCCTCATTTTTCAGGTTCTGCCATTGGAGGCAAAACTGTTGGACGTTGCAATACCGCTGGCAACGCACGTTCTCACCAGGCCGATACTCGACCACCCAGCCTACCTTCATCTTGTTGGCAGGGTCTTCTGCCCACTCAAACGCAGCCTCTTCGGAGTCGAACAATTTGCGCGCCCTGACGTTCTTAGCGTTAGTTTTCAGAGCGTACTTGGCAGGCTTTGCCCAGCGTTCATCATCGGTACACTCAACTAGGTCATCCACGTTATACCTGTACGTCGATATGGCTTCCTGATGAGCGCGTACACGATCTTCCATGAAATCCCTGGCTTTATCCTCAGACCACAATTCCACGTCATGTGTCTCTGCCACGTTCTGCGGGTAACTTTGGTCCCGTTCAGCAGAGGCTATCGACCAATCCCTGTACATCGCAACGATCTTTAACGCATCGACCTGAAAGCCGTTCACACGCAGCAAGTGCGCGTACATGTTGAGTTGCTGCTCGTACTCTTCGGGCATCACCGGCGTGTCGGGATCGAACTTGTCACGTCGGAACTTGTACGATGTGATTAGCTTGTAATCTGTGATGCACCAGCCCTGATCGTCATCCGTCAACGTCAAGCTGTCGGTCTGGCCTGAAATCCTCCACGCAGGCTCGCCACTGAATCCTTGCACGTCAGCGTACAAACGCTCTTCAGTCAAGGAGTTTCGATCCTGCTCGCCAGCACGTTCCAGCAACAGGTGTGCAAGTTGTCCCAAAAGGGCGTACACACGATCTGAAGCATCCTCTGTAACTTCATCAGCGTGCAACTCCCTGAGTGCCGACTGGCGCGGGGGTTGTAAGAGGCCAGTAACACTTTTGTCTGCATCGCCCATGTTGTAGCTGTCGTTCTCGACTGCTTTCACAAGGGCGTAAGGCAGGTTCCTTTCGTTAGTAATTCTCACGTTAAGAGTCCTTTCGTTTTTTATTAAGTAGTGCAATAGCCATATCGAGCGCAAGTTCTAGGGCAGCAGCCTGGTAGAGGCCGGTAGCCTTAGATAAAATCCTCAGCTTCTCACGAGTCTCTGGGACACGCCCGCTTCGGATGTTCAACATCTTGTTGGCATCACTCATTCATTCTCTCCTTCCAGCGGTATCAACACCGCTTTTAATCCACGACTGCAATACACGCAGCGCAGGTCGCCGTCCTGGTCTGGCATAACCCAGCCACCGCCTTGACAGCGTGGGCAGGTGTTACCAGGCTTTTTAGTCAGCGGTATGGTCACGACATTATGTGTCATCCGCATCCCATATTGCCTACGACGTCTGTGTTTACGACGTGTGGTCACAGTTGTGGACTCCTTATCTCGTCAGCAAATTTCTGAATGTGTCCGATCTGGCATCCTTCTGAATGTGGTATCTCGGACTGGTCCTCATGCGACTGCTGACATTCATCGCATACGCACCACTGGGTGTATCCCAACGTGCCTTCAGTGCCCGCTGACATACTTGTTATGGCATGATCGAATATCACGTCGCTAATGTGATCGCAAACCGTCACTGCCAATTTGTTTCCAGCTATCAATTTATCTTCCTTATCAGGCTTTCCAGCCTTGCACGCCGTCCAGCCTCACACATACCTTCATTCGGGTATAACTCGTCAATCGTCTTGCTGTGCTTAGCCAGGCCCACGTTTTTACGTTGGTTTACAGGATCGCACGCTCCATGCAAGTCCTCAATGAACGATGCTTCCTGTAAACAGAATGTCGCGTTCTCTCGGAGTTTCCATTCAAGTGCGCCCCATTGCTGGATTTTGTCTAACAGGCGTATCAAGGCAGTCTCAAGAACCGCCAAATCATCACCATGTACCCCGACAAAACTCTCAGTGCTGAAATCTTCAGGCTGAAGCCTTGAGTATTTATCCTGGGGGTGACTATCGTTATCAGCAATCGCACCGTACAGCATCTCAGCATCATCAATGTGCTGTTCCATTTGCGCTACTCGGTCACGATTCTTCATAGCCAACTGATTATATTCTGTCCTATTGAGCATCATGCTTCCTTTCTTTCTTTTGCTAGTGGCTATCCGATAGCATCTCTCAGGGAATCAATAGCCGTTTCTATGTCGAGGTAAAACTCAGCCGATTCAAGAGATTCAATAGCGTAATCGCTCTTTTCTTTGTGGGTGCTAAATTCCAGATTCTCAGGCATGTTGTCGTTATACTCTTGCTCATCCTCAAGAACCTTTTGAATCTTCTCAGGGATTGATTCAATCACACTGATAATATTTCTAATATCTGCCCTTCGTAATTCATTCATCTTGTAACCTTTCTTGTTTAACAAAGTAACACAGGCTGTATGCACAAAGCAACATTGCCTGTCATTACTTCACCTGCTCGAGTGCTGCACGAATCTTGTCGTAGTGGTATTTGTAATCGAAACCCTGCATGGCTCCCGACTCGCTGCCGATACGTGCGGCTGTTTCGGTGTTCAACGCTGTGTATAACGCTTCGACTAGCGCGTCGTGTGAGTTGACTGCCTTTTGTAGTTCTCCGAGAGAGTGCTTGTCGAGAATATCGTCACCGTTCTCGTCGTGTATTCGATTATCGTTTGGGTCTTGATACCAGTCATGCCCAAAAAGTGTCTTATCTGTCATGCTTAGTTCTCCTGTTTTGTTTTGTTTGGGGCGAACGGCGGGACTTGAACCCACGCTACCAGGGCCACAACCTAGCGTGCTGCCGTTACACTACGTTCGCCATTGGTTCCGGTGGTGGGAGTTGCACCCACATATTCATAAGTTGCCCACCAGTTAGTCTAGTAAGTCCTTATTTCCTTTTTGCTACATTCGCTATTTACACGAATGTCACCGAATTGGTTTGGCAGAGGATGTAGGAGTCGAACCTACTCAGCAAGGTTTGGAATCTTACTGGCTCCACAGCCATCCTCTATTGGTGGAGGCGGGCGGACTCGAACCGCCGTCCCAAGTCGTCCGACTAGCGGTTTTCAACTTGGTCTAAACCAATCGCCCCCGTTTTAATAGTGACCGGCAGGCGGTGTACCACTTGCCTACTACCCAGTCTTTGCACAGCATGTCTGTTACTGCGTGGCTTCGCCGGTTTCACTATTGCCTACGATTACTCGCTTACAATCTCACCAAATTTCCAACTGTAGTCGGCCGAGATTTTCTTCTTGTCTTCATCGGTTGCGTGTTCATCGCAATAAAAGATGAAGTCGCGTGCTCGCGTCCAGACACAGCCACATTCGCGTGGATATGTCAATATCGTCATCTTAAGTTCTCTCCATTTGCTCATTGCCAGTTCTCCTATCTAGTCATCGATGCTAACCGCATCGGCATAGCACGTTAGCCAGATGCTAGCGTGCTGTACCCATGTTGCTAGTTCTCCTCGTCTTGCCAGAATCCAAAGTCTGCACCATCGCCCTCGATACTTCCGAAGTAGTAACCATCAGGGGCGTACTCGTTCAGCGCGTCCATCAGATCGTTGACAATTTCTGTCATATGAAAGTTCTCGTTTGCTTCGGCCCAATCGAATCCGACGTTATGCCCGCGCCTAATAGCTGCCCTGGCTTCTCCTACTATTTTTTGATGTTTTTGAAATCCTCGTATTCTGCTTAGTTCACTTTCAAACGCTTGCAATAAATCCTCATTGCGTAGCGTGCCATGTATCAGCGTGCCTAAGTTTATTTTTACAGCCATGTGTTTTACTCCTGGTTTATTGTTGGTTTAATTTGTGTTGCATTGCTGCTCGGATGATTGTTTAGCAGCCAGTACGCTTCTGTGCTGTCAACTGCTGGCGGTGTTGAGTATACGAAGTGACCGCCAGCCCATACCGCCAGCGTTTTACCGCTGTCAGCATCATAGGCAAACTCTACCTGTGCAGTTTTGCCAAAGTACCCGTCAGGTATAACGCCTGTCGCGAATATAGTTTTCAATGTTTTACTCCTGTTCTGATTTACGGCGTAGCCAGTGATTTACGGCGATGTTGTAACACTCCAAATTTCCGAATTTATCAGTCCAACAGTTTCCAGTCGGGCAATCGGGCTGATGTTCTAACTTCAGACCAAGCGGGTTAACTATGCTCGGTTTCATTTGATTTACTCCTTGGGTTAATACATTTGTGGTGTTGCGTTTTGATCTGCGATGATCTGTTTTTCGGTAAATTTCTTTTGCTTGCCGTTCAGCCAGTAGATTCCGAACATTGCGTCACTTGGTGCAAATATATTCAGTCGCTTGTTGCCAGTAACGTATGCCTCATCAAATCCCCATCGCAAAGCGATCACATATAAATTTGGATTCGCTTTACTGAGTGCAAGCCCGGCCTTGATAGTGTCAGGCTTGTTTTGGTAGTAAGTTCGTTCAGTCATGTGGTTTACTCCTGTTTTGTTTTGTTAGCTGTTGTCTTTTCTGTTCAATGCTCGCACCATTTTCGCGGTCACGTTACCTTCGTAAATCGCACCTGGCTTGGTGAACTTTGCCAGCCGTTGCCAGTCTCGACGTTTGTGCCATGTCTGCACTTCGTAAAGTTCAGACCAGTCATTAGCAACTTTCAAAACGAATAACATGGCTACTGCGTTACGAGTGCCACCTACACCATCTATAACTAAGCTGCGTTTGGTCTTGGTGCTGGTGATACGGGCGAAGTGGTAGGTATTGCCGTTCAAATCTGAATAGCTGCTAGTGGTTTCGACTATGTATTTAATCAATGTTTTACTCCTGGTTTGTTGCTTGATTTCATCCTTTTGGAATCATTCAGCCGAGATACACATCTCGATATCAAGGGCATATTTTTGAGCATATGCCAGACCCGTATCGGTTCACATAACGTCCTGCAATTCTCTTACTAGTATCTCAACGCCTTCCCGGCTGTCGGCGGCCTGTACGCACGCCTGACGGCCTTGTATGGGCATTGTTAGATCAGGCTTAATGTTAGCTGTCAAAACGCTGGCGGTTTAAGTTCTTTAAAACTGCATCCTCCTCCGCGTGGTTACGTTTTGCAACGTACTTGTTTAAGTCGCAATCAACGCGGCCGTTTAGATCCTCGAATTTAAATTGCTCTATAGCGTCTTCGCGTGATGTTGCATAGACAATCGCAACAGTCTTAAGTGTGCGCGTTACTGTAAATGCTTTAATCAATTCGTTAACTCTCTCTCTCTCTCTGCTAGTTTGTTTGTTAGGTTTAGATAACCTAGGGATAGACATAAGCGCGTTACCTGGCTTATGTCTACTGCCTAGACAATCTAATCTAGATAGGCCGGATGACGATGTTTT